TCACCACTGGACGCACCCGCAGTGCGCGCACAGGCGGCGAGGGTTGCACTCTCCCGTCATGTCGCACTCGCCGTCGATCCAGGTGCCGCACGGGTCGAGGATCGCGGTCGCGGTGTGGGCGTGGCAGTCCACGCACTCGCCGACCGCGAGATCGAAGAGTTCGGGTTCGTCGGTGCGCGGGTCGCAGCCGGTGGCCTCGATGATCAGGTCGGCCAGCGTGTCGAGAGTCATCATGTGTGGGGAACCTCTCCGGGAATCGCGGGACGCTTGGTCCAGGTGTGGATGGTCTGGCGGCTTACCTTCGCAGCCCGGGCGATCGCGGCGTCCGGGACGCCGGCTGTCTGGGCTGCTCGGATCTGGTCGAGGAGTCGTTGCCGGGCGGCCTCGAGGTCGGCCGCCGCGGCTTCGACTGACTGGATGCTCATCGGGCGTGACGAGCTCGGACGCGGGCGGAGATGTCGGCGCCGACAGCGAGCACCAGGGCGGCGGTCACGATGATCCGGGCCGGGGTCGAGTCGCTGAAGGCCCACACTGCGGCCGTCGCGATGAGGATGAGGATCGTCTTCATCATCGTCCCTTCCTGCTTGTTATCGTTGGGGGAGAGGTCCCCGCTGATTTGTCCAGCGGGGACCTCCACTACTCGGGCTTGGGTGGCTCCTTGTCCTTCTTGACCACCTTGCGCCACTCGCGAATCTCTTCGCTGACTTTGGCTGCTGCCAGCAGGAGTGCTGCACCTGCGGCGATGGTCGCGATGACTTCGGTCATCCCTCACCTCCCCTCTTGAGTTGTTACCACAATCGTAATGCACATTCACGTTAGTGTCAAGATACACGACACCTAGGGCCGAGTGTTGGGCGTCGAGCAGACGTGCGCGGCACTGTTCGAGGGCTGGGGTTCAGTCGAGGTGGGAGCCCCCGTCGTGGAGAGTCCACGGCCGTTAACTGCCACCAGCGGCCCCCCTCCCGAGCTCGATGGCTCAAGGAGGGGGGCCGCTGGGTTGTCCGGCGGGGATTGTGGTCAGCCGATGAGGAGGCAGCGGAACATGGCTTGCACGGTGGACGGCAGGAAGTAGATCCACTGCAGGCGGGTCCCGTCGGTGTACTCGACGGTGAACAGGCGGTCGCCGACGATCGCGGTCGACTGGGGGTAGAACAGCGTGGCGCGGGGGGTCAGCTGCTGCTTGGCGACGTCGAGGGCGTAGAAGCGTCCGGTGGCGTCGCGTTGGGTGATCACGATGCCGCGATCGGCGTTGTCGTGACAGGTGCCTGTGGTGAAGGTCTCCTGACCGGTGCCCCACACTGCGACGTTGGAGACCCACGTGTTGGCGGCGATGTCGTAGTAGTCGAGGGCGCCGGAGGCGCCACCGCGCCAGGAGTAGAGCCGTCGGCCGTTGATGATCGTTGACTCGCTGGCCCAGGCCGGATCCGGGCAGGACCGGATCCAGTTCAGGCTCATGCCCGCGGCTGGTGCGGCTGCTCGGGCGGCGCCGGGAGCGAGGGTGGTCCAGGTGTTGCCGCTGATGCTGTACCGGTAGAGGGCGATGTTGTTGTTCCCGGCGAGGTACAGGTAGTCGTCGTTGCCCTCAATGACGTACTGCGAGGTGGCGTCCGGGGTGGTCGTCCAGGCGGCGGACACGGTGAGGGCGGTCGCGGTGTTGGAGGCGATCGTGCGGACCTGCCCGGCGCCGGTCCCGGCGACGATCCTCACCTGGCTGTTGGCCCACTGGTTGACCGTCCAGGCCTTCGCCGAGTTGGTCAGGGTGGTGGCGGCGCCCGCGGTCGCGGTGCCGGCGGCGAACTGGGCGAGGGCGCCCGGGGTGGACCGCAGCTTGCAGTCGGTGCCGGGTGCGGCCGGGGCGCCGGTGACGGTGAGCGCGGCGGACCAGGTGTTCGTGGCGAGATCCCAGTAGCGCAGGCCAGGGCCGCCCGTCCCGCCGATGAAGCACCAGAACCTGCCGGTGAGCAGCAGGTACTGGCTGGTGGCGTCCGGGACCACGGTCCACGGCGAGGTGACGGTGAGGACCGAGTTCGCGCCGATGCTGTTGGAGGCGATCGTGCGCTCCTGGCCGGCGCCGGTCCCGGCGGTGATCCGCACGACGTATCCGGCGACCGATCGGGCGACCGTGGTGGCCGTCGTGATCGTCGTCGCGGTCCCGGCCGACGCGGTGCCGGTGGGGCCGTTGGGGTGGTGCGTGCCGCACGTGCCGGCGCCGAAGGTGCCGGCGAGGGCGGCGGAGGGCAGCAGCAGCCAGGCGTCCACGGTCGGGTCGTAGAGCCACTGGGTGGTGGTGCCCTGGATCACCAACTGGAGCTGGTCGGGCAGCGTCGAGGAGATGACATGGGTGCCGGCCGCCGGGCTGAACGGAGGCTGTGCGCACATCTCCCACTGCTGGCGGTCGAGGATCGGGCGTAGGGCGACGTTGAGTGCCATCGGGTTAGGTCTCCTAGGTGACGGTGATGCGGGCGCGGTTGGCGGCCGCGCAGGACAACATCGCGGCGTACTGGTCGTAGACCGTCGAGAATCCGGCCATCTGCGCCTGATTGGTGACGGTCGAGACGGTGGTCACCGTGGTCACGGTGCCGAGGGAGCCGCCTGCTGCCAGCACACGTATGGACCCGGTGCTCTGGTCGGGCCAGCCCAGCCGGGACAGGATCGACTCGAGCAGCATCACGATCTCGTCGGCTGCGGCGGCGGTCTGGTCGGCGTCCATCGCGATCGCTTGACGGACGCCGTTGCCGGCGTCGAGCTTGGCGCCGAGGTCCTGCTGGGTGGCCTCGAGGGCCAGCGGCCCGAGGAGGTTCACGGTGGCCATCGTTCAGTCTCCCGTCACGAGGTTGAGGGTCACGTTCCCGCCGGTGGTGTCGAGCCAGAGGACCGATGCACCGGCGGCTGGGGTCGGGGCGTCCGGGCCGATGACGAGGTTCGCCGGGCCAGGGTCTCCCTGGTCGCCCGGCGCCCCTCGCGGGATGACGAAGTCCAGCACGGCGGCAGAACTCGTTCCGCTGTTGTGCACGGAGACTTCCTCGCCCAGGCTGACGTCGCCCACAGCCACGCTGGCCGCAGGTCCTGTGTCGCCTCGACGTCCGGGAGCGAACTGGATGGGGCCGCCGTTGTAGCTGGGCTGTGGGGTGGTTGGGCCGGGGCGCAGGTCGACCAGGGCGACGGCCGGTAGTGCTTGGAGGTCAGCCATGGACGGTCACCACCCGGTCGACCACCATGCGGCCCTGCCAGACCACGAGGCGGGGTACCCCGTCGGGGTCGATCAGGAGGACGTCGGACCAGCCGTCGGTCCACGTCCAGGTGAGGGACTCGGCGGCGGTCCAGGAGACGACGACGCTGGAGCCGTCGAGGGTGGCCGCCAGGGCGGCTAGCAGCGTCGAGGTGGGGGATTCCTGCTGGCGGACCTGGCAGGCGGCCGTCCACCCGGTCAGGTCAGCGGGCTGGCCGTCGGCGTCCACGATCGGCCACGAGTAGCCCGTTGCGATGCCCTGCTGGGCGATCAGGTCCGCCATCAGCGGAGTGCGTCTGTCGGCCAGTTCAGCGCCCAGAACTCCTGAGTCGCGGACTCGCTGCCGGTCACGGTGAGGACGAAGCGGCCCTGTGTGGCGATCAGGAGCCCTTGGCCCTCGGTGGGCATCCAGTAGGCCATGTTGCCGCCAGGGACGATGTCGGTGAGCCGGGGTTCGTTGTCGGGCCAGAGTCGTCGCGCTGCCCTCGCGGCCTGGTCGGGTGAGCGGTACTCGAAGAAGGCGACGGCGACGGTCTTCTTGGCGCTGCGGTAGGTGACCTGCGCGGACGCCACCAGGTCGCCGCGGCTGCTCTGCACGTCGACCTCGTCGGCCGTGAAGATCCCGGCGATCTCAGGGATGTAGTCGGCGAGGTGTTGGACCCGGACGAGGCGGGTGGTGTGGCCCCACCAGCTGTGGCCCTCGCTGCTTGCACGGGTGCAGGCGTCCGCGTTGGCCGCGGCCCCGATCATGAACACGAAGGCCAGCAGGGCCGCGACGAGGGTCGCGCCGAATCTCTTGATTCTCAGCATGTTGGATCTCCTTCGTAGGTCAGGGCTGCAGATGGTCGGGGAGGTAGCCCTCGCTGTTCGCGGCGGGTTCGGCGTCCGTGTCTGGTGTCGGTGTCGGCTCTGGTGTCGCTGTGGGGGTGTCCGGGTTAGGGACCTTGCCGGCGGCCAACGCGAGCACGATCAGCCCGATCAGGTTGAGGACCGCTGTCGTTCGTTCCATCACGAGCGCCTGGGGCAGGATGAGCCCGAACACGCCGGCCGCCGCCAGGGCCGCCGAGGTCGTGGCGAACACGGCGGAACGGATCGACGACCACGAGTCCTCGGTGACGTGCTTGTAGGCGATCACCGCGGCGACGGCGGCGACGAGGTTGAGCAAGGCGCCGGTGGCCGTCAGGAGGGCGTCCTGCTGGGCGCCGTTGATCACCCCGAACGCCACCAGCACGCCGAGGGCGCCGACGATGATGGCGTACAGGATCGCGCGCAACTTGGTGCTCATCGGACCACCGCCTTGATCGTGTCGGCGCCCACGCCGGCGGCCGAGGGCAGGCCGGCCCAGGCGCGCATCTCGTCCATCCACTGCTCGGTGGTCGGGCCGTAGATGCCGTCGGGGGTGTCGGCGCCGGCGATCCACTGGACGGCCTGCACCTGCGCGCTGATGGCGCCCTGGCCGAACCAGCCGCGCGCGAGCAGATCGGCGCGCAGCGTGTCGGCTCCGTACCAGTCGCCGGCGGACAGGCCCAGGGCGAGACGCCGCGAGGACACGGCCCGCTTGGTCGCGGGGCCGTAGGCGCCGTCGACCTTGGCGCCGACCAGCGCCTGGATGACCCGGATGCACGACTCAAGCGACAGGTTCCACGGCCGCGGCGTCCGGACCTTTGAGGCCGAGGTCACCGAGGACAGCTCGGACGCCGTCGACCGGGTCAGGTAGGCGACGAACGCGGCGTGGGGGAACCGCGGCCCGGGGTCGGTGTGGGTCGTCCCCCCGAGACCGGCGGTGATGTCGGAGTGATAGGTCCACCCCGACCGCTTCCCGGCCTTCAGGTCGGACGCCGACAGGTAGGTCAACGGGATGCCCCATCGGCCGGCGATCTCACGGGCCAGATCAGCGGCCCGCTTCCAGGTCGCGGTGTGGTTGGCGTCGGTCCAGTCGTCGGTGGTGTAGCCGGCCATCTCGATGCCGATCGAGTTCTTGTTGCCGGGATTGCCGCAGTGCGCGGCCCCCCGGTTCTCTGGCACCGAGTGGGTCGTGGTGGTCGGGTCCACGGTGTAGTGGGCGACACCGCCGGGCGTGCTGCCCGACTGGCCGGCGAAGTATTTCGCGACGTCGAGGGCCTTGCCGGGGACACACTGCGCCTCGACGCAGTGCAAGACGAGCAGGGTCGGGGTCTGGGCGCCGCTGTAGATCTTGCTGGCGACGGCCAGGACGGTGATGGGCATCTCTGCCACGGTGGGCTCCTTCGAGGGTGCGCACGCCGCAGGCGCGGCGAGGATGGGTTCGACCAGCGCGGTGACGCCCCACCGGCCGTCGAGGTCGCGGAGCTTCGCGCTGTAGTTGGGGTCGGTGGCGTACTGCCGCGGCGGGGTGGTCAGCCAGGTCGCGAGGGCGTCAGCGTCGGCGGGTGGGTCGAGGTAGCGGGTCATCCCGGAGCGGCCGGTGATGTAGTCGATGTGGGCGCGCACCGAGTCCTCGAGCGAGGCGTACCGGTTGAAGTCGGTTGTCGAGTCGTAGACGATCTCGCCCTGGACGTACTCCGGGTTCCGGCTCAGCCGATAAGTGCCGATCATCCAGACGTCGCGGTTGACCTCGGCGCCCGAACGAATCCCCGCCTTCTGGCCGAAGTAGTTGCAGGCGCTGCGGGCGTTCTCGGACGTCCCGGCCCCGGACTCCTGGATCACCTGACGCACCGTGGTCAAGGTCAGGGCACGGACCAGCTCGGGAGCGAGGCCGAGGCTGCGGCAGTAGTCGCGGGACGCGATCGCGGTGCGGCGCATCACGTCGAGTTGTGCGGTGGTGGGCATGGTGTTCTCCCTGTTACGGCTCCTCGGGGAGCGGTCCTGGGTCTGGCGCGCCGTCCTTTCGGTGGCGGTAGTAGAGGTCGATCAGGGCTCGGCAGTACGCCCACAGCTCGCGGCTGTGCGCGGTGGTGCTGCGTACCTGTCCCTCCAGGTGGTGGACTCGGCCGAACAGCTGGGCGAACAGCGCCGCGAACACGGCCATCACCGCGGTGGCGATTGCGGCGACGGCCGCGATGAGCGCCGGGATTGAGGCGGACATGTCGACGTCCAGAAGGGTCACTGGGGTCCTTTCGCTACGCTGTGCGCATGCGCTTGATGAGGGGGGTTGCAGCTCTGGCTACGGGGTTGGTTCTGGTGGGATGCACGACAGCAGAGACGCCGCCGCCGCCGGGAGTGACCCCGGTGCCGGCGGCGTCCCTGCCGACCGTGAAAGGGGCTCCGACCAAGTCGCCCACACAGACTTCTGGGGTGCGGACGATCACGCCTACGAGCGCTTATGTTTGTCGGAAACCGAGCTCCGGTGAAACTGCGATAGCTGCGCAGATCTGGGCGGAGAAAGCGAAGGCCATTGCCGCAATCGATCTAGGTGAGGGCCGATCGCTGATCGACGTGTATGTCTACCCGCAGTACGGCCAGGGTCACTCGTGGTTCGTGGCCCACGACCAGGCCTTCACGCTCACCAGTGTCAACGATTGGGGCGGTCGCGCCGGCGGAGAGTTCTTCGCCGACTATGAGGCGGCCGGCCAAGCACTCACGGACTGCACGCGCGCGGCGATGTCTTCACTCGGGTCCTGATCAGTACGGCACCTTCTGCAGAATCTTGTTCCAGGTGTTGCGCCCCACGATGCCATCGGTGCTCAGTCCGGCGTTGTACTGGAATCGGAGGACCGCCGCCTTGGTCTGCGCCCCGAAGACCCCGTCCCAGTCCAGATATGGCGGGTAGATGAAGCCGATGTCGATCGCGCGATTCATGAACACCTGGAGGATCGACACCGAGCTGACCCCGTAGGAAGCGAAAGGCTGGGACTTCAGGGGGTATCCGAAGTTGTACTGGTCGTACTTGTAGATCGTGTTCTCCTTGTACACGTACTCCTTGCTCCAGTTCTCGACGGTCAAGTAACCGTCGAAGTACGCCTGCGGCCTGACGGACTCCCAGCTGTAGCCCACGTACTGATGGTCGTATAGCCAGGTGTTCGCCATCTCCGCGCGGGCGGCCGGGGCCACGGCGACGGTTCCGACGGCGGCACCGACAGCGGTGATGGCGCTGAGGGCGGCGCCCTTCTTGAGCAGGTCGCGGCGGGTGATGGGCATGGTGAAGCTCCTTTCGGGAGTTCGGTTGGGTGGTCCGGACGCTGAGGGGCGTCAGGTCAGTTGGGCGCCGGCGAGGCGCTCCCAGGTCCTCGGATCTTCTTGGCCGAGGGTCCAGATGGCGATGCCTTGGAGGCCGTAGTCGTGGTTCGCGCGGTCGGCGAGCCAGGCGAGATACGGGGCGTCGGAGTAGTGGAGGATCCCGAATCCCATCGAGTCGCCGAGGATGATCCGGCCGAGCCAGACGCCGGGATCGAGGGGGCGGATCGTGATGATTCGGGTCTGACCGGGAGCGATGGCGAAGTCGCGGATGTGGTCGTAGTCCCAGTCGAGGGAGATGTCGCGGGTACGGGTGGCGGCTTCTTCGACGTCTGAGAGGGGTCGGAAGCGTCCGGCGGTGTCCCAGCGGATGCCGGTGCGGGGGATGCGTCCGGCGGTCCAGGTCCAGCCGCCCATTTCGACTTGGACGGCTTCTTGTGGTTGGTACCACCAGCCGTCTCCGACGTGGAGGTGGTCGAACCAGGCGGTGCCGGAGGCCCACAGGCCGACGGTGCCGTCGAGCTGACCGGCCGAGATGTCGGCTTCGAGGCGCAGCGGGACCGTGTTCTCCGAGAGCGAGGCGTAGGCGCGGGCGTGGGTGCCGCGGATCCGGAGTCCGACGACGGCCCGGCCGTTGCCGGGGGTGGCGTTCAGGCCGGGTGCGGTGACGGACGTGGTGGCGAGGACTGTGCCGCCGGCGGTGATGCGCAACTGCCCGGTGTTGGACAGCTCGGCGCGGACGCCGCCGATGTGGACCCCGGCCCGGCCGGCGTTCGGCAGTTGGAAGCGGGCCTGGGCGTGCAGGGCCGCGGCGCCGAAGTCGTGGCCGAGGTCGAGGCTGCCGCCGTTGGTGCGGGCCTGCCCGTAGGGCCGCACCGCGTCGCCGCCTGCGGACCACTGGGACCAGGTGCCCGAGCGGGCGTAGTAGCCGGAGGCGACGTTGCCGGCGGTGCGCATGTCGTCGTCCCAGATGATCGCCGAGTCAGGGGCCCGTTTCAGGGTTTCGACGGTGAGGGTCAGCCCGGCCTTGGGTCCGACCCAGGCGCCGGCACGGTCGCGGAATTGCTGGGTGGTGATGTTGTACTGGGCGCCGGCGTCGCCGGCGCGCTGGTCGGCCATAGACCACAGCGGCGAGCCGACCGCGAGCGGGTAGCGGGTCGTGTACCGGCGTCCACCCCAGCTGTCGGAGGCGAGTCCGGACGCTGTCCCGGGCAGGTAGTCCTGGGCCTCGAGCGCGTCGTAGACGTGGACCCACGCCCACGGTGAGGGGTCGGCCGGGTCGCGGAACGCCAGCCAGCCGATGTGCGGCTGCGGATCCGGGTCGGTGGGGTGATCAACCACCCAGGTGCCGTCCAGCCAGGACCGGGCGCCGGCATAGGACGCCGTGGACGCCCCGCGGTAGGTGACGCCCATCGCGTCCGGGTAGTCGTGCAGCCGCCAGAACCGGCCGTAGGCCGGGCAACCCATCGACAGCTTCCCGGGAGCGATCTGGGAGGCGGCCCAGTCATAGACGCTCTTCATCCAGGACCAGGGCGAGACCGGCCCGGGCGCCGAGCCGGCCCACGCGAAGTCGTAGGACATGATCGAGACGTGGTCGAGCAGGGCGCCGAGTTGGGCGTAGCGGACCCAGTCCTCTCCGCCGATCGAGCCGGTGGAGGTCAGGGCGGGCAGGGCAGCCGAGGCGAGCTTGCCCCTGGCGTGGACGGCGGCGGCGATCTGAGCGAACAGCGACTCGGCGGCGGTGACGTTCGAGCCGCCGCGCTCGAGGTCGATGTCGATGCCGGTCAGCCACGGCCGGGCGTCCAGTAGGGCGCCGAGAGCAGCGGTCAGGGTCGAGCGGGCTGCGGCGTCGTTCTGCAAAGCGGTGAAGATCGACGCGACGCCGTCGTTGCGGAAGCAGCCCCACCAGCGGATGTGTGGCCACTTGGCCCGGTAGGGGTCCAGGAGGGCCGGGTTGAACGTCTGCGTGAGTTGCCCGGCCGCGTTGACCGTCCAGCCGAAGATGCTGACGTCAGTGATCCGGTCGCCGTAGCGGTCGAGCACGTTGCGGACGCGGTCGTTCCAGACGAGCCCGACCCACAGCCACACCCCGCCGGCCATGGGCCCTCCTCGGTCAGGTCCGCCAGGCCAGGTAGCGCCAGCCGGTGGAGGTGTAGACACAGACGCCGCCGGTAGCGCCGGCGACGTAGCAGACGCGGCCCTCGGTTGGGGCCGGGATCGCGGTGTCGCGGGCGGCCTCGGTGGCGAACGGCGGGACGCCGAGGGCCTCCAGGGAGGCGGCCATGGCGGCCAGGACAGTCCAGGCGTCCGGTGCGTAGGTCGGGGTCGGGATGGAGGTGAGCGGTGTCGCCATGGGTCAGCTCCAGGTCGGGTGGGCGGTGCAGGCGTCGGCCCAGGTCGCGTGAGCGGCCAAGACGGTGCCCCACGGCGGGTGCGCGGTGGTCAGCGGGCCGTCGACGTGGGTGGGGGCCGGTGGGAGTACTTCGGGGTTCGCGGCGATCGCCAGGCCGCGGAACCAGCAGCACACCAACGCCCGACCGCCGATCGTGACCGGGACGTCGACGTCGGAGCGGGCGGTCAGGTGCGGCGGGACGCCGGCGCCCTGAGTGGCGGCGTGGGCCTCGCCGTCGACGCGGGCCGCGGAAGCGATCGCGCCAAGGTGGTACTGACCGACCTGGGCGGCGGTGGTGGCGCCGCGGACATCCCACACGGTCGGTGAGGCTGCGGCGACGTCGGCCGCAACGACCACGGTCCGGGACCCAGACACGACGCCGTTGCGCCACTCCCAGCCGGTCACACCCTGGACCCCGAGATCGGCCGGATGCAGCGTCCAACCGGTGATGTGATCTCCGGGCTGCAGCTGCAGATCGGTGACCCGCACGACGGCGCCGGCCAACACCCGCGACTGCACCCGCACCCGGATCGCGGCCACCGGCCCGCGGTGCGGGTGGATGCGGCCGAAGAGCCGGACCGGCTCACCCACCGACGACTCCGGACGTCCACGGCAACTCGGTGACGTGCGGCACCCATCCGGACGCCGTACCCCCGGCCTGCAGCAGCACGTCGGAGACCCGGATCGTTCGGCCGGCGCCAGGGTCGGCGGTCAGCCGGACCCGGATGGTGAGAGGGCGGGCGATGCTCGTCCGGCGGATCTGGGTGGCCTTGCGCATCGCACCGTCCCCCTTTCAGGTCACGGTCTGCGTGATCGTCTCGGTGGTGCCGTCGGCGTAGGTGATTTCGGCGATGACCGTCAGCTCGGGGGTGACGCCTTGCGGGTAGCCCTCGGCGTCCATCTGGAAGGACAGGGTGTAGACGTCGCGGGAGTCCGGGGCGACGGTCTGCTCGATCCAGCGGGTTCCGCCGCCGGCGAGTTCGACGGCGTTCGGGCCGGTGACGCCCTCGGCGACGACGGTCGCCCCGGACGCTGCCCAGTGTGCGAGCCCGTTGTCGAAGCGGGCGTTGAGCAGCAGGTTGAACGGCACCAGGTCGCGGGTGTCGATCGAGGTGCCGGTCGTGAGCACCGCCGAGTTCGCCGAGCTGTCGCTCGACCCGAGTTCGCGCAGCGTCGACGACAGTGTGACGACGGTGTTCCACGGCTCCAGCAGGTCGAGCTCGAGGCGCACCACCTTGTGGGTGATGTCGATGCCGACGGCTTCGTCGAGGATGGTCACCTCGTCGCCGAGGGCGAACGCTTCGATCTCGTGACCAGCCAGGTAGGACAGGTCCGCGACGGACGCCTCGTAGGTGGTCCGCGGCTTGCAGTACTTCCCGAGGCTAGCCTTGGTCATCGCCAGCATGGTGTACGGGTTGGTGCCGGCCTTGAACGTCAGATGCCCGGCGCTCATCACGTCGGTCCAGGTGTGGTTCTCGACGTAGTCGAGCCCTCCGTTGACGTCAGCGAAGGTCGCCCCGTCCTCGGTGGCGGCGTGCATCCGGGTCACCAGCTGCGTGGTGTCGAGGACCCGTTTGACGGTCTGGAGGTTCTTCCCGACGGTGAAGAACACCCCGGTCTTGTGGCCGGAGGTGACCAGCAGCGACACGGTCCGGGCGGCGGTGTCGAACACCAGGTCGCCGCCGTGCACCTGCTGGATCTGCCGGAGCACCTCCAGGGGGTTGCCGGGCTGCCAGGACCAGGTGCGTCGGGTGGCGGTGGTGACCGCGCCGACGCTCCAGCCGGTGCCGGCCAGCGCGGCGTCCAGCTCGGCGCCCGGCTGGGAGTCGGCCCAGTCTCGGGCGGCCAGCCGGGGCTTGCGGGCCAGGTCGTACCAGTCGGCCTCGGCCTTCACGGTGATGGTCGGGGTGCCGCCGTCGCGCAGGGTGGTCGTCTGCCGGATGGTGTAGTGCTGCCCGGCGACCCGGACGACTGCCTCGTTGGTCAGCAGGGACGCCCGCCGGTCGGCCACGGACGCCGTGAAGGTCACGTACTGCTCACCGTTGACCTCGGTGAACAGCCGCGCGTCCCACACCTCGGCGAGCACCTCGACCGGCTCGCCGTCGGCGATCAGGACGGGCGGCTCGAACGCGTAGGGGACGGCGGGCATCGTCCACTCGACCGCGGTGACGTGCACGGTGAACGTGACCGGATCGGAAACTAGGCCGCTGTCGTCGGTGACCGAGACCGCGACGACCTGATCGCCGATCTCCCAGGAGGCTTCGATCGTCATCACGACGCCGTCGACGCTGACCGAAACCCCGGCCGGGGCGAGCACCTCGAAGATCGGCGTCCCGGTCCAGGTGCCGGTCACGGTGATGTTCGCGACGTCGTTCTGGGCGAGGTTCAGATCGCCGATCGGGTTCAGCTGTGGCTTGGGTGCCTGCTCGCGCAACTCGATGCCGGACAGGGTCTCGGCGGTGTACAGCGGCACCTGCCAGCGCACCAGGCCGCTGAACGCGTTCGGGAGCGAGTCGGGTGCGGTGGGTGCGCTCCAGGTGGCGCCGTTGTCGCTGGACAGCAGCGCCTGGGGGGTGGAGGCGGGTGCGGCGGGTTGGGTGATGACGGCGGGCCGGTAGGTGGTCCAGGTGGCGGGCTGGGCTCCGGTGTACAGGGTGGCTCCGGAGGTGGCTTCGACGCCGGCGTCGGTGATGGTCAGTCCGGTGCCGTCGGCGGAGTCGCGGCCGCGGGCGGGCAGCGCGCGGCGGATCTGCTCGACGATGTCGGTCAGGTTGGAGGTGGCGGGTTGCCAGTAGGCGACCTCGTCGATGTAGCCGCCGGCCCAGTAGGCGGCCGTGGGCGACAGGGTCGCGACCTCGAAGTCGGCGGTGCAGGCGGCGTTCGGTGTCCCGGAGATGGCCCGGGCGGGGCCGACGTAGGTCTGGCCGGTGTCGCGGCGGACCATGGCGATCTGGGACGTCTTGGCGTCGAGGTCGACCAGCCACAGGTAGCACACCCAGGTGTTGGCGGTCTGGGTCCAGGGGATGGAGGCTGCCGGTTCGGATTGGTCGAGGATCACGGTGCCGGCCGAGTTGTACACCATGGCGCGCGGCCGGCCGTCGCTGGTCGTCGAGAGGTAGACCAGGGGCTGTTTGCCGGAGGTGTTGCGGGTCGAGATGAGCGGGGTGAAGGCCATCGCGAACGACAGCGACGCCCACACGGAGAACAGCATCTTCCCGGTGGCGGGCCACAGGCCGGCCCGGTAGGGAACCCGCAGCGCGGTCTTCTCGGTGGCGGGGGCGGTCCGGTTGAGGCTGAGGTTGCTGCCCCACCGGCCCGCGCTCAGGGCAGCGGACGAGGTGTAGTTGAGGATCGTCCAGGTGTCGGAGCTGACGGCGTCCGGCATGGTCCGGGTGGTGCCGGTGCCGTTGACCTGCTCGAACCGCTGCAGGAGTACTGCGCTGTCGGCGGGCCATTCCCCGGCCCAGTCGAGCCGGCCGCCCCACCGGGCGAGGGTGTCTCCTACAGCCATCGACTGTTCGCCTCGATCCTGATCTGGGTGATCGAACCCCCGGTGAGGGTCCACGACACGGGGCCACCGCCGACCGGGCAGGAGACTCGCCGCAGCGTGGACAGCCGTGGGGCCAGGTTGCGCAGCACCGCCCCGGCCCCGTTCACGACGGTGAAAAGGAACTCGGGGTAGTCGAGGCGGGCGATCTCGCCGGCGGCGAGTGGGCCGGACATCGTGACCTGCTGGCCCCACAGCGACACGGTGACCGACTGGGAGGCCGTCAGGGCGCCGGTGATGTCGATCCGTGGCCACGACGGGGCGTTGCCGACATGGCGGAGCGCGTCACCGGGAGCGGCCAGGACGGTGATGTCGTCGGCGATCGCGTAGGGGTGCGGATCGTCGGCGACGAACAGCACGTCGGTGGCGACCCGGAAGGTTCCGCCGTCCAGCGTCCAGGCCAGGGCGCCGCGGCGGCGGGCCGTCCAGGCCCGGTCCGGGAGTTCGTCGAAGACCAACAGCGCCGGGCCGGAGGCCAGCCAGGCGGTGACGGCGTCCAGCTTCGCGCGCAGCGCTGCGGCGGACTCGGCGCGGGCCCGGAGCCGGACCGGGAACTCGCGCGGCGTCTGGGTCGATCTGAGCCAGCGTTGCCCGTCCACACCGGGCAGGGCGAAGGTGTCGTCGTCGGTGTCGGACAGGAAGCCGCCGGCCTGCGGGAGGGCTTGGACGCCGAGGGTGGCCGAATCAATGCCTGCGAAGATCATCCGGACACCTCCAGTGCCAGGTTTCCGGACGCCCTGCTCTTGGCGTCGGTCAGGTCGGCGACACCTTGGGCGATGCGCCTGATGTCGCTGTCGGAGCGGACGGTCATGGATTCGACGTTGACGGTCACCGAGGTGCCACCGGCCACGCCGGACGCCGAGGCGTCCCCTGCGGTGCCGTTCACGGTGGTGCTGATCGTGGGCGCGAATCCGGCGACCAGACCCTCGACGTCGCGGAACTCCGAGGCCAGGGTGGAGCCGAAGCCGCCCATGATCGCCTTCGCCGCGGGCACGAGCAGACGCCGGTCGTAGTTGATCGGGCCCTTGTGGGCCGCGATCCAGTCACCGATGCCCATGACGAAGCTCTGCACCTTGGCGAAGGAGTCCTTCAGCCCGGCGAGGAAGCCGTCGATGATCGCCCTGCCGGGCGCGGTCAGGATGTTCGCTGCGGCGCCGAGAATCGCCAGCAGCTTGGGGCCCATCGTCATGGCTTCGGCTGCGATCTTGGCCACCCCGGTGAGGGCGGCAGTGAGCAGGTTGTTCCACATCGCGGAGGCCTTGGAGGCCATGTCGGACGCCCAGGATGTGATCTGTCCGATCACGGCCGACACCAGCCAGCCGATGAGCGCGTTGAGGCCGTCACCGGCCCGCTGGGCGATCGCCTGGAATGCCGTCCAGGCGCCGGCCCAGTCGCCGTTGATGATCGCGGTGACCAGGTCGGCCATCGAGCCGATCTGATCTGCGAGGTATCGCACCAGCGGCACAACGACGTTAGTGATGATGTCGCCGATCGCGCTCAGGGCAGGCACCAGGATGGCCACGGCCAGGTCAGCGAGCTTGCTGAACATCGGTGCGAGGGCGGCCAGGACGGGTGCCAGGGCCGCGATGACCGGGATAGCTGCGGAGATGATCTGCACCAGGGCCGGGAGGACGGCCTGGACGATCTGGACCAGGGGCGGCAGCAGGGTCAGGATCGCGGACAGCAGCGGCGGCAGCAGCGGCACGATGGCCTGCAGCAGGCTGGTGACCAGCGGGGCCAGCAGCCCGATCGCCTGGCCGATCAGTCCGATCGACTCTCCGAGCGGGCCCCAGGGGATCGACGTGGCGAGGCCGGCGATGCCGGTCAGGGCGGCCTGGATGCCGTTCTGCGCGGCGGGCTGCGCGAGCGCGGCGGCGACACCGGTCAGCATGCTGGCCAGGGCGGTGCCCGAGGTGGACAAGATCTGAGCGATCAACGGAGCGAGCTGGGCCAGCGAGGCGCCGACCGGGCCGATCGCGCCGGCGAGTTCCTGCGCGCCGCGGGCGGCGCCGGCGAAGATCGTGGTCATCGCCACCTGGAAGGTGGGTGACTCGACCGCGGCCCGGATGGTGGCCATGGTCGCGGCGAACTGCTCCAGGCCACCGCCGCCGTTGCTCATCGCCTTGAAGACGGCGCCGACGGTGCTGCCGAGGTCCTTGAGCCCGGAGACCAGGAACCCGGCCTGTTCGGCAGCGTTGCGGAGCATCCCCTCGATGTCGGCGCCGTTGACCCAGGTCAGGAACGACTCGCCGATCCGGGAGACCCAGTCGCCGACGTCGGGGAAGACCTTGGAGCCCTCCAGGCCGATGCGGGTGATGCCGGCGACCAGGTTGGCCACCCCGAGCGCCGAGTTGTCCAGGCCCGCCTTGAGGTTGTCGAGGAAGCCGGTGAGGGCGCCGCCTTCGAGGACTTCGGTCAGGCCGCCCATGGTCTCGGCGCCGATGAGGCCCATCTCGGCGGCGACGCCGGCCAGGCCGGTGCGTAGTTGCGGGATCACGGCGCCGGCGAGCCGCTGGAACTCGGTGGTGAACCCGGAGGAGAAGAACGCCTGCTGGACGGCGGTCTGGATGCCGGACAGCTGCTGCTTGACCCCGGCCAGGGCGGTGTTGAACCGCTGCGCGGCAGGGCTGGCGGTGGTGTCGAGGCCCTTGAACGCCATCACCAGGACCCCGATGGTGGCGGCGAGTCCGCCGAGGGCGGGCCCGGCGTAGAGGGCCAGGGGGGCGATCTGGGCGAGTCCGGCGACGAACGGGCCGATGCTGGCCAGGGCCGACAGGGCGAGGGACGCGACGCCGGCGATCGCTATCCCGACGGTGGCCAGCTTGAGGGTCAGCTGCGGCAGGCTCGAGAGCATGCTGGTGAAGCTGTTGCCCCAGTTCTTGAGCATGGTGGCGCCGGACAGGCCGGCCAGGACGGTCTTGATCTGCGCCATCGCCGAGCTGGTGTTGACCTTCACCCAGATCTCGGCGACTCGGCGGCGGGCGAGCATGATGAGTTCGCGGCGGGCGTTGAGGGTGTCGGCCTCGGCCTGGACCACGATCTTGCGGTCCTTGTCCAGCTTGGCCAGTTCCTCGCGGGCCTTCTTGGTCTCAGCCTGCACCTCGACCTTGTGCGAGCGGACCTCGGCCAGGTTCGCCTGGAGCCGCTTGACGCTGGCCAGGGCCTGGCTGATGTCGGCCTTGATCGCCACCTTGGCGGCGTCGTCGGAGGTCTCCGCGAGATCCGCGCGCAGCTGCGCGAGGCGGGTCCTGGCCTGGCGGATGTCGGCGTTGATCTGGACGGTCTGGTCGGTGTCAGCCTTGATCTGCTGGTTGAGTTCCTGCAGACGTGCCTTGGCCTTGTCGATGCGGACGTCGAGGTCGACGCCGCCGCCGCGGGCCTTCAGGGCGTCCAGGTCGCGGCGTGCCGCTTCGTCATTGAGGACGGCTTGGATGATCGTCTGGCGGCGCTTGTCCGTGACCTTGCGGACGTCGCGGTCGAAGCCGCGGGTGTCCGGCCACACCTTGACGGCGACCCGATCGGCATACGACACGGCACACCCTCCGATCGGGTCAGACTGGTCAGCGCGGGCGTTGCAGCATGATCGCTTCGAGTTCGGACGCCGGCTGGTTCGCTTCGGCGAGCGCCGGCCCGTGCAGCCGGCTCTTCGGCGCGAGCATGTTGCGGATGTCGAGCAGCAGCGATGTGCCCTGGTCCCAGCCCAGCCAGCCCAGGTGATTACTGCCTGACCCGTCGGCAGGCGGCGGCGAGCGGGTGAAGGTGGTCGCTCGGTACAGCGACTGCGGGTGCAGCAGCAGCCCGTCGACGAGCACCTCGACGTCGTCGGCGTCGCCTTCGGTGACCTGCTCCCACCACGACAGCTGGTAGACGACGCGGAAGTCGGCGACCAGCTCGACCTCCGCGTCGTCGGCCAGGCAGGCCAGGGTCAGCCTTTTCCCAGGTCCGGGAAGACCTTCGTCATGAACAGCTCCAGCAGCACGGCGACCTGCAGGCCGTCGGTCAGCGGGACCCGCTCGATCCATTCGACGTAGGCGTCGCCGCCGAGGGTGGCCAGCAGTTCGTCGATGTCGCCGACGAACGCGGCCATCTCGTCCAAGTCCATGTCCGTCTTCTGGGACTTGGTGGTGAATCCGTCGGCGTCCATCTGCTGCAACAGCGCGGCGGCCTTCAGGCGGGTGCCCGGCCGGCGCAGTCCGCGCATCGTGGGCGCCTGTGCCACCCACTTCGCGACCCGCTTCTCGGTCGCGCTCGGGATGGTGGGAGCCGGGTTCTTGCCCTTCTTGCCCTTGCCCACGTCAGGCTCCGAACTTCGTGTTGTCGATGTAGAGGCTGTTCGGGCTGGTCGCCGTCGGCCACGGGGCGATGCCCTGAGCCGGGTTCGCCAACGAGGCAAGGTTCAGCGACGACGGCGGCGTCAGGATCGTCAGCGTCAGCTTGCTCTCGGCGTACTGGTCGGTGCCGTTGGGGGCCGGGCGCCCGGTGAGGGCGGCCTTGACCGACGGGTACCAGACCGCGAACCGCTTGAGCCCCGAGACCCACAGCTCGAGCGCGGCGATCTTGGTGCCGTTCAGGGCGGCGAGCGCGGCGATGGTGACGGCGTCCTGCTGCAGCATGCTGTAGGCGACCGAGTCCACGGACTCCTCGGTCTCGGAGTCGGTGTTCATCTCCAACCACGTGCTCAGCGTGGTCGTGTCGCCGCCGTCGGAGTTGGTCTCGGGCAGGTTCTCCCGGGACAGGTGGCCCCAGTGGGCCCACGTGTTGCCGGTCGGCCCGGCCAGCAGGGTGAACTGGGCGATCGACGCGAGGGGGTTGGTGAGTTCGGCGGCGGTGAACAGCGCCCCGAACTTGGGCACGATGAGCCCGGTCTTGCTGATGGCCATGGAGGGTCCTTCCTACCTGTCCCAGGTGAGGGAGTAGACGAAGATGTACTGGTGGATCGGCTTGGACGCAGTCGAGGGGTTCTGCGTGAACGATGTGAGCTCGACGCTGTGGAGCGGGCCAGGGGTCTGCCAGCCCTGCACGGCGTCGTGGACCTGCTGGGCGCCGGCGCTGGCCTGCTGCGGTGTGCACAGCAGGCTCACGGTGAGGGTCGCTGACCAGATCCCGAGTGGGTCCGGGTTCGACAGGGCCAGCGACCACACCAGCGCCGGGTAGCGGGTGATCTTGGCGTCCGTCTCCGGTGCGACCAGCCAGTCCGGGCAGGACGTCGTGAGGTGGTCCTGGACCCATGTGGCGGCGTCGAACCAGGCGGTCACTTCCGTTTCGCGGGCGACGCCGCGGGCTGCTCGGTGGCGTCCGGCTCGGGCGCGGTGTCCGGGTCGTCCTCGACGGTCCAGCCGGCCGCGAGGAAGGGACCGGTGTCGTCGATGTTCTCCCAAGCGGGGCTGCCGGACGGGTGGCGGACGGTTGACATGGGTTCTCCCTTCAGGAGTGGAGTCGCGCGGCGTCGCGCATGATATGGAGGCCGGGCACCCACCCGGAGCCGAAGACTGCGTCCTGGTGGCCGAACTCGATCGACATAGCCGCCTCGTGGTCGAGGACGACGTCGTAGTCGTAGGCGTTGGGAGCGATGACGCGGATATCGGCGGAGAGCCCGCCGTGGCCTGCGGCGAGCGCCTTAGCGGTGGTCTCGATCTGCTCGGCGACGGCCCGGACGGCGGCTTGGACGGCGGGCATCTTGGCCACTTCGCTATTGAGGCTGCGCGCCATCACGGACCCTTCGCAGCTTGATGACGGGCAGGCCGCTGGCGCCGCCGCTGGCGGTCCGGTCGACCGGATCGCCGAGCTGTTCCCAGCGGGTGTCGTCGTCGAGGACGACCAGGTCGCCTGATTGGCCCGTCCAGGTGCCGACGGGGGTGAGGTCCCCGGTGGTGATGATCTGGCCATCGGTGTCGGTGGTGCCCGACACGGCCAGCACCCCGAGCACAGCAGAGGGGGCCCCCTCGGTGTAGGCGACCCCGTAGGCGGTGACCTGGGCGGTGCGCCGGTAGAGATGGCCGGTGGCGTTGCAGGCACGGAGCTTGGCGTGGACGCCGCCGGGCCGGCCGCGCCACAGTGCGACGTGCTCGACGAGCCAGGGGACGCCGCGGACGTCGAGCGCTTGACCGACGGCGACGAGGTAGTCCGTCAGGCCGCGCCAGTACACGTCGGCGGCGCCGGGTTCCCCGGGAGCGAACAGGACCGGTGGCAGCGTCCCGCCGGCGTGCACTGTGCAGGGTTCGGTGTTGCCCATCACAGCCCCGGACGCCGTGGAAGCCGGCGGGCGAACAGGTCCTCGAGCGGCTCGGCGTCCGGGAACGATCCGCGGGAGACACCCGGCGTGATGGACGCCGCGCCGGAGCACAACGCCCGCAGGGTGTCCTCCTGGGCGCGGGTCAGCACCGTCCGGGACGCCGGGGAGCGGAACTTCGACGCGAACGGGCCGTTGGTCTCAGACTCCAGCCACGGCGGCGGGGCATCGGCCAGGGCCTGTAGCGCGTCGAACACCACCTGGGCGGCCTCGGCGCGGGTCCCGTCGTCGGCGTCCAGCAGGCACGGCGCGACCCGCCGGACCTGCCCGTTGATCGCCTGCAACAGACGCGTGGCCTTCCGTTCGTCGAGGGAGGGGTCGGCCTCCAGGATCAGGGTCCGGTCGACCAGGTCAGGCATGGCCCCTCCCTCTCACGGTCACTGCTCGATCAGGGCGATCAGGTCTGCCGGGTCGTCGACCCCATCGGGGACCTCGATGCCACGCTCGGCGGCCGTCGCGAGCAGCCCCGCGACGGTCATGTCGGCCAGCGCCGTGCCTGCGGGGGCCGGGGCGTCCGGGACGTCCGCAGCCTCCTGGAGAGCGGCGATGACCGCCGCCTTGCTGGCGCCCTTCTTCACCTCGACGCCACGCTCGACGGCCAGCGCCCTCAGTTCGGCGACGGTCAGGTCGGGCAGCGAGTCGGGCGCGGCGTCGGCTTCCGGCTCGCTGTCGGGCGCGTCGGGGAGGGCCTCGATCATGCCCTTGCGGAGCAGCCGGTCGACCAGCTCGGCCGGCGCCTGCGCGGGCAGGTCCTGGCCCCGTTCGACGATCAGGTCGGCGCCGGTGAGGCGCACCAGGACCGCGGCGGCGGTCACGCGGTATCCGGCCATCACAGGCCGGTCCCGGTGATCTCGACGCCGGCACCCGGGTTGCGGACCACCGGGACGTCGGCCTTGCGGATCTGGATCTTCGTCGAGTCGTGCTCCTTACGGAAGGTGGCAACCTCGACGTTCGATCCGCCCATCGCGTCGATCATCCGGTACTCCGGCGACGGGATGTTCTCGTGGCCGATGCCGCCAAGGTTGGCCGAGTCGAGGACGGTCGGGATCCAGCCGGCGGGCAGGTTCTCGTTCGCGACCCAGTTGATGCCGAGGATGTTCGGCCAGCCGCCCGACAGGACGGGGTTGCCGTTCTCGCGGGGCAGAAGCTCCACCAGGGTGGGGGTGATGGCGTCGTACTGGTCGAGCGTGAGCACGACCGTGTCAGCCTTGTAGCCCTTCTTCTGCTTGACCAGGGCCGACTTGGCGGCGCTGACGTTCGCGACGAGGTTCGCCTTCGCGCTGGCTCCGGTCCACGACCCGCCGGTGACGGTCTGGGTAATCGCGGAGGCGACCAGGGCCATGGCCACCGAGTCGAAGTCGTCGACAACGCTGTTGCTCAGCAGTGCGATGACCCGCTCGACGGGGTCCATGAGGAGTCGGCCCACCTCCTCGTCGGCGACCTCGGAGCTGATGCCCTTCTTCTGGCCGGCGAGCATCTGGGCCTGGTCGGCGCTCAGTGCGATCATCGGGTACTCACCGCCGGGCGCGATGGCCTGGGGCTTGTCGGCCGCCTTGATCGCCTCGTCGGGAATGAACGCGATCGCGCCGCCGGTGATCGCGTAGCGGCCCCGAAGGATCAGGTGGGAGATGAAGTTCTGGGCCGAGATGATCTCGGCGAAGCGACGCGCGAGCTGGGCCGGCGACTTGAGGAACGCCTGCACCTGCGCCAGCGTGGCGTTGCCGGTGAGGACGGAGGGCTGGACGGGGTAGGTGAGCATCTGGTGTCAGTTCCTTCCGGTCAGATGCGGACGACTTGGACGGTCTGGTCGGCGGCGGTGGCGGCATTCAGTGCGACGCCCAGGGATCGGCCCGTCGTGCGGGTCTGCACCTTTCCGGCGGCGGCGTTCTCGACGTCGGCGCCGGCGGTGATCGCGGCGGCGGAGGTCATGGTGTCGACCGGGCCAGCCAGGTGGACGGCCAGCAGGTCGTTGATCGCGGCGTCCTGACCGGCGGTCCCGATGGTCTTGGTGGATGCGGCTGCGGCGGGGACGCCGACCTTGCGGTCTCCGGTCACCTCGACGACCTGGCCGCCGGTGATGGCGGTGGTCGCGGTGAAGGTGACGGCCTGGCCGGGCTTGAACATGGGCAGGTGATCGGCCACGATCACGCCTCCTTGCGGTTGTAGATGGACTCGTAGTTGGTGTCGTCGGTGGACTGGTCGTCCGCGGCGGTGATCGCCTTGGCGGTGACCGGGACGACGGCCGCCATGCTGTCGAGCAGGGCGGTGATGCCGTCCTCGTCCTTGTCGAGGGAGGCGCGCCACTGGTCGCGCTGGGCGGGGGTGATCTTGCCGGCCTGGAGGGCCGCCAGGACCTTGCCGTCGCGGCGCGCGGCGACCTGGTTGGCCAGGGCCTCACGGCCGGCGGCGGCGTCGGCCTGGAGGGCCGCCAGGGCGCCGGACTCGATCGCGACGGCGCCCTCGGGCAGCGTGGCGGTGGTGGTGGCCCGTTCGGCGAGGGACTCGTCGAGCGCGGCCAGGATCGCGGTCTCGTCGGCCGCGGCGTCCTGGACGCCGAGCCGGGTGCGGAGGCCGGTCAGGAACTCCGTGTGATCCACGGTGTCCTCCTTTCGGTTGGGTTGACCCGGCTCGGGCGAGACGGGGGGCTGGGTGGTTGCCGTCGCGGTCTGGGCGAGGGCAGTCGCGCGTCCCTGCGCGAGGGATGCGGCGAGGTTGGCCGGTGCCGGGGCGGCGCCGCGGCCGGCGTAGTGGAACATCGATAGGTCGAAGGTTGCGGTCGCCTTGGCGTCGTCCGGGACGTCCTCGCTGCGGTCGGCGAGTCCGGCGGCGACGGCCTCGTCGGCGTCGTACCAGGTCTCTGCGAGCATCGCCTGACGCCAGTCGGCGGCGTCCCCGCCGGCCCGGGCGGCGTAGATCGCGGCAAGGTTGCCAGCGCTCTTGTTGAGGATCTCGGCGGCCTTGGTCATGTCCTCGGCGGTGCCGAGGCAGACCGCGGACGGGTCGTGGATCATCATCTGGGCGCCGCGGGCCATCACGATCTCGTCGCCGGCCATGGCGATGGTGGAGGCGATGCTGGCCGCGATGCCGTCGACGATCACCTGCACCGAGGCCTTGTGGCTGCGGAGGGTGTTCATGATCGCGATGCCGTCCCACACCGACCCGCCGGGCGAGTTCAGGTGCAGTTCGATCTCGTCGACGTCGAGGGCCTGGACCTCGCGGACGAAGTCGGCGGCACGGATGCCGAACCAGCCGCCGATCGCGTCGTAGATCGACACCTTGGCCCGCTTCTTGTCGCCGGACTTCGCCGCGGCCTCGATGCTGTACCAGGGCCGGGTCGGATCGAGTTGGGCGAGCTTCTCGGCCATCTCCATGGGGTCTTCGTCACGCACTCGGGATCTCCTCGTCGGGGGCGGCGTCCTCGTCGGGCGCCGAGGTCTGGGCGGGCTTGGGCAGCTTGAACTTCACCCGGATGAACTGCTTGAGGACCTCGTCCTCGTCGAGGAGGCCGGCGTCGTGGAGGAGCTTGAGCGCCTCGACGGTGGCGGCGGACTGGCTGCCGATCTCGTCGAAGACGAGCCGCGGCGCTGGTTCGTTCGGGCCGAAGTTGACATCGACCAGGTCCTCGATCACGTGCTGGGTGGTCACATCGGCGATCTCGTCGGCCTTGGCCTGTAGCGACAACGTGAAGAAGTCGGCGAAGGTGGATCCGAGGGCCCAGCTGCCGGTCTCGGTGCCGAGGTTGAGGAAGTGGCCCAGGAAGCTGCGGGCCATCTGCTCGTCGAAGTACCGGATGAGCAACGTGGCGTCCGGGAGCTGGCCGCTGACGCCCTGGAGTTCGAGCTTGGCGCCGGCGGCCAGCGAGGCGCCGGCGGCTTCCCCGGAGCGGACGCCCTTGGCGATCTCCAGGCCCGCGGCGATGTCCGCCTCGGCCTTCTTGCCGTCGGGGTCGTCGGCCAGGTCGCGTTCGGGGGCGGTGTAGGTGGGGACGCCCATGCCGTTGCGCTCGATCGAGAGGACCCCGACGCGCTGGAGCCGGTCCTTCAGCAGCCAGGGACGCCAGCAGGTGCGCAGCAGCGAGGCGCCGCGCCAGTTGGCCCCCTCGCGTTCGTTGGCATGCCAGACGAGTTCGGCGACGGGGACGGGCTGGGTGCCGGCCAGGGTCTGGCTGATCTGGACCAGGCCGCCGTCGGGAGCGACCTTGACCTCGTCGATCGTCCACGGCGGGATCCACAGCAGCTTGCGGAGGTCGTAGCGGCCGGTCTCTTCGTTGTACCGATAGACCTGCTCGAAGGGGCTGTAGCCGTACACGTCGGCGAGGACGACGTGGCGCAAGTGCTGTGCCCAGGAGAACCGGTCGCGGGTTCGGAGGGGCCGCACGGGCGCCTCCTGGCCGACGAGGGGCAGCCCGAGGTTGAGGGCGACGTGTTGGGCGACCTCGTCGCGGCAACCGGTGCCGTCGATGCGGGCCTGGGTGCGCAGGATGGGCATCCATGTGGCCTTGAGCAGGCTGGCGATCTGGGCGTCCAGGCGCATCTTGCGGTAGGTCTGGACGTTCAGCGGGTGCCGGAGTTCGACCGGCAGGTCGATGTCGTCGACGTCGATGAAGCTGGACCAGGGGGCGGAGTCGCCGAGCGCGGCCTTCGCGGTTGTCGGAGGGGGCTTGGGCACGTGGTCAGACCCCCAATCCGGGCTCGAGTCGCAGGAAGTCGGGCAGGGTGGCCCTGTCGGCGGAGGTGTTGGACTTCACCAGCGCCGGTGCGGGAGGGGCTGCGGGGCGCCGGGCTGGGCGTTGGGACAGCCACCAGGCGCCGAACAGTGCGATCAGGGGGGCGACGTCGACGGGCGACTTGAGCCGGTCGATGACGCGGCCACCGACGAGCTCGTTGACCTTGCCGCGCTCGGCGGCGGTGTCCAGGGTGGGCTGCTTGTTGTGCCACAGCTGTCCGTCGCGGACGGCGGCGAACCCGGCCAGGTGGCCGGGGATCAGATCGGCGCCTTCCCAGCGCACGAATCGGACCCGGACCAGCTTCGGGTCGGTCATGGCGTCGTTCAGCCAGCCGGAGATCGGCGCGCCGCGGCCTTGAGCGCACACGGCGACGATCCCATCGACGCGCTCCAACAGCCACGGCTTGAGCCAGTCGGTGCCGCGCTGCGCGGCGATGACTTCCCCTTGCCAGCGCCCATCGGCCGATCGGCCGACGCGGGCGACGTAGGCCCAGGACGCGTCTTGCGATTGGTCGATGCACAGCCAGGACTTGCCGACGATCTTGTCGGCCTGCCGGATGACTTCGCGGCCGGACGGCAGCACCAGGGGCGCGTTGCGGCAGTCCTCCCACGTCCCGGCCTCGAACATCCCCTCGAGGACGCCCTCGGGCCACTGACACAGGACCTCGGTGCGGAACTCCCACTCCGGGTCGATGCCGCACGCCGAGGCGATCGCCCGTTCGGTGATGTCGCCGTAGCCCAGCGACGGGTTGGCCTGCTCCCAGCCGGCGCGGTCCCACTTCGAGGCGCCGGGCTGAGCGGACCACTCGGCGAGGAACAGGTCGTCGACGTCGACTTCGAGGTCGTCTAGTTCGAGGTCGGCCAGCTCCGGGTCGTCCTCGCGGATCTGCTCGACGTCGAACTCGTCGGGCGCGGTCGCGGAGGTGCCTGCGCCGGCGAGCCGGGCGTCCTCGTCGGCGACGATGCCGTCCGGGTCGCCGAGCTTGCGGTGGGCCATGACGCGGAGGTGACGCAGGACGACGCTGGTGATGTCGCCGGCGTTGGAGAAGCACCATACGAGCGCGAGCGGGCGGGCCATGGTGGTCTTGGTGATGGCGGACCAGGCGTGCCAGTTCTGCTGCTCGCGGAGTTCGTCAAGGATGATCAGGTCGCCGGACAGGCCGCGGCCGGCCTTGCGGTTGGCTGCCTTGACCTTCCAGCGCTCACCGGTCTCGAGGATCAGCGCCTTCTTGCCGTTAACCAGGACGACGTTCTCCTTGAGCTCCCACAGCTCGGGGCGAACCGGTTGCTCGTCCTCGTCGGTCTCCTCGACCAGGTCGACCCCGGTCTGCCAGATCTCCTCGGCCGTGTCGAGGTCCTGTGCGGCGCTGAGCACCACCCGGACGCCGCGGGCGTACATCGCCCACAGCGCCAGCACGATCGACAGGGTCGACTTGCCGTTCTGGCGGGCGACCAGGACGACGATGTTCCGGAACCGGAACGTCCCGTCGGGCAGGGTCTCCAGGGCATGGATCAGCAGCCAGCGTTGCCAGGGCCGCAGATGGATCTTGAGGATCTGCTCGGCGAACTCGACCACAGAGAAGCCGCGCGTGGTGGCGTCGGTGAGGGCACACCCACAGCCGCACGGTCCAGCCGGGCCGGTGACCAGCGGCGGTGTGTAGATGCGGGGCGTCGTCTTGCCGACGAGCCGCTGGCGCTTCTTGCGGGCGTCCGGCCGGTCGGCGTTGCGTTTGCGGGGATCGCCGGAGCGGTTCCGGTGGCGACGGTCAGGCGGAGCGGCCTGCTCGGGCGCTTTGCTCGCGCTGGCGGAACGCTGCGACTCGACCACCGCCGGCACCTCCCGACTTCGTCGTCTTCTCCTTGCGGGCCGCCGGCGTGAGCCCGAGGGCTTCCAGGTACTTCAGGAACGACGGCTGCGACACGTTGTCTTGGGACGGCGGCCGGAGGCGGTGCTTGGCGGCGTCTCGCTCCAGTTCGGCGAAGTACTTGTCGGTGAGGTCGATCTTGCGGGCGAGTTGTGCGGCAGCCACGATCGCGGCCTCGTCGTGCGGGGCGAGGTGACCTTCGGCGCGTGCGAGCGCGACCGATCGGATCAGCGCCATGCGCAGCGAGTCGTCTTGGACTTCGAGTTGCTCGATCACGGCCGTGGCGATCGCGAGCGCGAGTCCGTCGGCGTCGTCGTGGCCGAACTCGGCGAGGACCCCGACGATGGCGGGGAGCACCAGGTCCAGCACCGTCGCCTCCTTCGCGTCTGGACGCCTCGCGCGCGTGTGTGCGCGCACGCCCGACCCCCCTTCGGGGCCCGGGGGGAGAGGACGGGGGAGAGCGCGGCAGTGTCCCTGTGCCGAGGCGTGGATTTTTCGTACGCCTCGACAGGTTCAATCGTACAGAATCACCAGCCCGACACGACTCCGAGGTCGGGGGCGGTCGGGCCAGCGCCTGCCTCTTGGTTGCACCGCAAGTGCTCGGGCGCCCAGTTGCGCGGGTCCCACGTGAGCTCGGGGTAGTCGCGGCGGCTCTTGATGTGGCCCACCGAACAAGACCACGGGTGCGGCCACTGGAGGTCGTAGTCGATGGGCTTGTTGCATCGCCAGCAGGGCGCCGCCTGGCGCCGGCCCGTCGCCTTCACGCGAGCGAGTGCCTCTCGCGCACGGCGTCCGGACCAGGGCGGGATGCTCATGGCGGTGCCTCCTCGCGGCCGCGGCCTCACGCCGGTGGCGGTCTCGGCGGGCCAGGCGGCCACGAGGGGCGATCGGGGCCGGGCATGCACAAGGCCCCGGTGATCGGGGAGGATCTCCGAGGCCTTGGCTTGCCTGTGGCTGCGTGTGTCACAACGCTACGAATCACGATAGGGCATCCTGTCAACCCTCCTTGTCAGAGCTTGGTTATGGCTCCGAGTAGGCGGCGGTAGTTGGCCAGTCGTCGTTCGGCTTGGAGTTCTCGCCAGCGTCGCGGGCTGACGCGCGGCTCCATGCCAGCGACTCGGCGGCAGGCGGGACAGGTCGCCACCATGAGCGCGTCGGTGGTGTAGGCGTCCAGACGCACCCCGCAGATCCCGCACACCGTGGGATCGACCTGAGCGTCGATCATCCGGACGAGGGTCGCGTGGATGCTCTTAGGTCCTCCGTCGACCTCGCTGGCGATCCACTCGCGGCAGTACTGATGCTGCGACCAGAGCGGCATGGTGTACAGCAGCCATGCGACCTCGCCGGCCCAGGTCTCGGTTCCTTCGGGGCCGAGGCTGGGTAGATCCCACAGGTTGTGCTCCTCGCAGACCGTGCGGACGAGGTTGGAGAGCCGGACCAGCAGCCCCGGCAGCTGGCGTCCGCGCGTCCGGTCGTAGTGCGTGAGGTCCAACCCGCCCGGCGTGCGGCTGCCAGGGTTCGGTCGGTGAGGGATCGCGGCGGGTGTCTGGTCGGACTCTCCCGACGCCGCCTGTTCCGCGAGCCCGGGCAGCGCCGCAAGATGCTCACGCAGCAGATCCAAGTCCACGATCTCTGTCATGCCGCCACCTGATCTCCGTGCAGTGCCGCTCGGAGCCGGAGGCCGAGCCATTCGCCGACCTGGGGGGTGACCGCATTGCCATAACCATCGACCTGGTCGCGTTCGGATCCCCAGACGACGAAGGTGCCTCGGTGGGCGCCGAAGTCGACGTCGAAGCCACACCCGCGGCCGATCTCGTGACTGCGGAGCATTCGGAAGTAGCAGTCCTCGAGTGACAGGTCGGCCAACATGTCTCGCCACTCGGCAACAAGCACCGCGGTGGTGTCGTGGCTGGTCATGGTCCCGAACGGGTCCAGCACGGGGTGGGCTGCCGTCTCGGTGCCGGTGGACCCATTCTGCTTGAACCAGCCGGAGAAGAGCAGCGACTGTGTTGGGTCGGACGTGATCGCGCCGAGCGGATTGCTGAGGGGGTGCGCCCGGTAGCCGGCCTCGGTGATCGCTCCGTTGTTCTTGATGATCCCCGCCGCCGTGATCAGTCCGGGTGTCTGGTTTGCGGTTACGGTCGGCATCGCCTCGGCGTGAGTCGTGGGAACGGTATTGCGCCGGTAGGGCAGGACGCCGCTGGACAGGATGGCGAGCGTCTCGGAACCGCCCTGAGTGGGGAGTGGCTCGGCCGCACCGCGCGCGACGCCTTGGTAGTTCGTGACGCCCAGCAAGACAGCTCGCTCGTGAACGGACGTGATCGTGTCCATCGGTTGGGTGATGTGTTTCCCGTCGCCGTTGTGTCGGTGGGCAGCCATTACTTGTCCGGTCACTGCGACTGGTGGCGCGAGGACTCCCGTGGAGTTGCTTGAGATCTGGGTCCACAGCGGCATGCTGACGTCGCGGGTGCGGCACTGCGACCCGGGATGCTCGAAGCTGTTCGCCGTCTGCATGATCGCGGCGGTCGAGAGGAGCGCGGTCTCCTGCTGGCTGGTTTGGGTCGCGAGCGGCTGCCAAGGGTGGCGCTCGGCGCCGCGAAGTGCCTTCGCCGGCATGAGCACGGCCGGGAACTCGCCGAACCTCTGCCTGCAGCGTTCGGCGCGGGCCATCGTCGACGGCTTCATGGGCCGCTTGCGGTCGCCGATCCGGGTCCCGAGATGGGTCAGGTCGAGCGCGTCCAGTGACGGGGTGTACTGCGGGATGACCTCGCTTCGGCACGACGGACAGCGGTAGTTGTACTGCTTGCCGTAGCGCACAGACCCGGTCGGAGGAACGCCGGTCTTCCACGTCCACACGGCCTCGACGGCCGTCTGACAGCGGTGGCACCACGAGATCGGCCGATGATCGAGATCGGGAGCCGGAACCTTCTTGTCCCAGAAGACCCAGTAGCCCCGATCTCGGGACTGCCCCGGCCCGAAGAACATCGAGTTGAGGTACAGGACGCGGTGTTCGTAGCCGAGTAGTGCGAACTGCTTGAGCCACCACCGGTACGTCGAACCGTCGCCCACCTTGCGCTTGCCGGGGACCAGGTTGCCCCACGAGGCGAGCTCGGTGGTGCACTCGACGAGGATCAACAGCGGGTGGTGCTGTGCCGCGTAGTGCAGCACGCAGTTCGCAGTGGCTCGATCACGTTCCGAGCGGGTGACGCGATCCTCGTACTCGGGGTCCTCGTCGAGGTCGAACAGTGACAGGCCGAGCGCGTACGCCTTCTGCGCGTTGGCCTGAGAGTGGTTGACGCAACTCACGCCGGCGACGAGCAGGTCGGCGGCTGGGAGGTCGCGGGCGTCGTGGTAATCGGCGGCGTTCGGGTTGACCAGGTCCGCGATCCAGTGTTCGACCTCGGGGTGGTTGGCCTCGTGCACCTCGACCTTGTAGCGGTTGTGATTGGCCGCCATGATCGTCAGGAAGCCAGCCAACTTGATGCCAAGAGTGAGGCCACCGAAACCGGAGAACAGGTCAACGGCGATCGGCGTGTCGTGCTTGAACCTGCGCGTGCGAGTCGCTGGCCGATACTCGGCCGTCCCTGACCGTGGCCCTGTCATCCCGGCTCACCGCCGGGAGCGATGGTGTGTTCGGTGGTAGGGGTCGCGAGGGTGAAGGTGGCTTGTTGGATGGCGAGCATGGTTGTTCTGGCGGCCTCGATGATCGGCTGGAAGGCTGCGGTGAGCTGCTCGAGCATCTTGGTGATGGTGACGGCGAAGTCTTGGTCGAAGTTCCAGCAGCGGCGGCGGGTGGCGTGCCGGCGTCCGCAGGCGGGGCAGCGTCTGATGGGCTGGGCTGCTCTGGTGAGGGCGTCGGCGTGGCGTTGTGCACGCCGGGCTGCGCTGTTGTTGCGGGTCATCGGCCCCACCCGTCGGGTTCGGTGTCGCGGCCAGGGGAGGCGGCGCTTCGTTCGGTGGGGTTGCGGGTGAGTTGGGCGGTCTGTCTGGCCAGGTTCGGGCCGACGTGCGAGATCCGGACCTTGAGGGCGACCCGGTCGTCGCCGTTGCTGTCGCGGTACCGCTCGGTGACGAGCCGTCCGGATACCACGACGGCGGTGCCCTTGCGCAGTGACTCAGCGATGTTCTCGGCGAGGGTGCCCCAGGCTTCGCAGCGCAGGAACTCTGGCTTGCCGTCCACCCATTCGTTGCCTTGGCGGATCCGTTCGTTGACGGCGACACCGAAGGTGACGACGGGGTCGCCCTTGGGGCTGAAGCGGAGGTCGGGGTCGGCGGTCAGGTTGCCGGGCACGCCGGCGATCGGGATGGCCATCATCGGTTCCTTTCGTGGGTTGCGGGGAGGAGTCGGGCGAACTGCCCTTGTCTGACGAGGGGCACCTCGCCGAGGGCGCCGTCGCGGTTCTTGGCGACGATGCCGACCACAGAGGTGGGGTTACGTTCGGGGTCGGGCACGTGGAGGAACATGACGATGTCGCTGTCCTGCTCGATGTCGCCGGAGTCGCGGAGGTCGGTGAGGGTTGGACGCCGCCGCTCATGTCCGGACTCCGAGGCCCGGTTCAGCTGCGACAGGGCCACCACGGGCACGTGGAGCTCCTTCGCGAGCTTCTTCAGGCCGCGGGTGATCGAGCCGATCTGCTGCGTCCTGGGCAGGCGTGGGTCCTCCGGGGTGACAAGGCCCATGTGGTCCACGATCACCATGCCGAGCCGTCCTCGACGAGACAGCGACCTGGCTTGGGAGCGGATAGTTGCGACCGTCTGGACGGGGTCGTCGTTGATGTACACCGACTGGGCGCGCACCTTCTCGACGGCCTTCGACAACTTCGCCCACTCGTCCTCGGACAGTTCCCCGGCTCCCCGAATGAGCTTGGTGAGGTTGACCTGTCCGGCGGCGGCCAGCGCACGCCGGGTCAACTCCCTGGTCGACATCTCCAGGGCGACGTACAGGACGTCCCGGTGTTGGTAGAGCGCCAGGTCGGTGGTGAGGGTCTGAGCGGCGATCGACTTCCCGACAGCCGGCCGGGCAGCGATCACGTACAGGCGTCCCGGCTGCCATCCGGTGATCAGCTCATCCAGGTCGACCCATGCGGTCGGGACGCCCCGCGAGACCCCGTGGTCCATCTCGTCGATCACCACGTCGACCATGTCGCCGTAGGACACGTAGTCGGCCCGCACGGCCGCCGTCTCATCGAACAATCCGCGGGCCTGCTCGGCCAGATCGATCGCCGGGAGCGAGCCTTCGTAGGCGAGTTGTTGGGCTTTCAGGGCGCGGTCGATGATGCTGCGTCGGATGGCGGTGTCGCGGACCTGGTGGGCCCAGGAGCGGGCGTTGGCGGCGACGGTGACCGAGGAGACGAGCTCGTGCAGGTACAACGGCCCGCCGAGTTGGTCGAGGTGGCCGGCCTGGGCGAGGCGTCCGGCGACGGTGATCGGGTCGACCGGCTCACCGGACTCGTCTTGGGCGCAGATCGCGCGGAACACATGCTCGTGGGCCAGCCGGTAGAAGTCCGGGCCGGTGAGCACCTCGAGCACGTCGCAGCGGGCGTCCTTCGAGAGCAGCATGGCTCCAAGGACGGCCTGCTCGGCGTCCAGGTCCTGGGGCGGAGTGCGGTCTGGCGTGGTCGCGAACAGGCTCATCGCTCGACTCCCGCCGTGTGGGCGGCGGCCCACGCCTGATAGGCCTGCAGGTCGTCGGGGTCGCCGTCGTAGATGGCCGGGACCGGACGCGGCGCGGGTCGGTGTTCGGCGATCAGCTGCTTGCGGCGCCAGTCCGGCACTCGTTCGGCGGACTTCCGCACCGAGTTGCGCCAGGTGGCCGCCCAGTCGAGCTTGACGCCCTTGGCGCCGGGGACGGCCCGCCAGTAGTCCACGAACTCGACGGTCGCGGCGTCCACGTCCAGCCACGGGAAGTGCTCGAACGCCCACCGGCGCATCTCGTCGGTGACGGCGAACGGGATCGGCACCCGGACGCCGCGCTTCGGTGCGGCGGGTGCCGGGTCGGGTGTCTTCGAAGGGGTGGCGGCGGTGGCCGCGGGAAGCGGCCCCGGTTCTACTGAGGGTTCATACTGGGGGTTCTTCTTAACCCCTGACACTGTGTCAGGTGAGATCTGTCGTATTTGTCCGGTGAGGTCGCCGTCAGTGTCAGGTGACAATCTGTCAGGTGACACGGTGTCACCTGACACGGTGGCCGGTGAGTCGGTGTGCAGGATCGTGGCGTCCGAGGTCCGGTAGCCGTCCGGACGCCGCCGCTGCTCCCGCGAGATGAGGCCCTGCTCCTCCAGCCACGCCAGGTGACGGGCCACCGACCGCACCGACATCGACGTCTCCTCGGCCAGAGTCTGCTGACCGGCCGTCGTCTCCATGCGGCCCGTGTCCCCGTCGACGCCGGCATGGTCAGCGAGGGCCACCAAGACGAACTTCGGGCCCGTCGGGATGCTCGCCTTGAACGCCCAGTTGAGTGCGGCGTTGCTCATCGGCGTCCCCTCCTCGAACGAACCCCGGACACCCGGACGCCGGCCGGCAGCGGCTCGAGCGTCGGGCAGGCGTGGTTGAAGGCCTGGTAACGGGCCAGGCCGGCGTAGGCCGTGTGGAACGTCGGGCAGCCGCAGGCGCCGAACACCACGGTCCAGGGTCGAACTGAGCGGCTGGACTTGAACACGACGGTGCGCCGGCGTTCCTGGGCGTACAGGGTGCGGGCCTCGTCGTAGAGGGCCGTCCCAGCCAAGACGCCCCTGAACACAGGGTCATCAAGGAATGCGAGCGTCATCGTTCGACCTTTCCGGCCTTGAGCTGGCGGAGTTCGACGTTGAAGAAGCCGAGCCGGCCCGGGCCTGGGATGGGAGGGAATGTGCGGGGCGACTGCATGTGCCACAGCCAGCGGCCAGGGGTGAAGTCGCCGACGGCGATCTCTTCGCGGGAGTACTTGCCGGCCGCCAGGTCCTCCACGGTCACCTGGCTGCAGTCGGACAGGTAGCAGGTGCCGATGAATGCCCCCACGGGCAGCCTGATGTGGCCACGGGGCAGCTGGTCGCCGACGAGCATCAGGCCGTCGTCGTCGCGGAGCATCTCGAAGCGGCCGTAGCGGCGGATCTCCCCGCGGGCGATCGGCAGCGTGCGGGCGGCGTGGATCACGACCGTGCCCCGCACGCTGGTGCGTCGGGTCCGGGTCTCGAACCTCTTCAGCCCCAGGCACAACAGCGCGGCATAGGGCTGGTGCACCGTCAGGCACTTCTCCGTCGGCTCCATTGGCGGCCTTCCTGGGGTTGGGTCGGGGGGCCCGGCCGGGAGCGACGTTAGGGGCGTGTCCCGGCCGGGCCTGAGGGGGTCAGGGGCGTCCGTGGTTGATGCTGACGGGCACCGCAGCCTGGACGTCCTCGACGATCGCGCTGAACGCCTTCTCCAGGGCCGTGGCGGGTTCATCGAGCTTGACCGCGAGTTGCATGCCGGTGGCGGCGGGGCGATAGCGGAACCGGGCCTTGATGGCGATGGGGTCCGAGCCCTGGAAGATCCTCACGACCAGGGTCAGTGACTCTGGGATCGTCAGCTCGCCCTTGGCGCCGGCGCGTGCTTCGACCGTCTCCTCCCAGCGGAAGCGCCGCTGGCCGTTGGCCAGCCGGTTCTGCATGCTCCACGAGGCGGCGGAGTGGCCGTCGAGGGTCTGGCAGATGTCGAGCAGCTGGGCGGCGTCCGGCTCGCCGATCGTCGAGAGGTGGTCCTCCACGAACTGGGCGAACTCGACCTGGGGCAACAGCTTGCCGTCGATCGCCAGCCACTCGCCGAACTCACGCGACGTCTTCAGCCGCAGCGTCACCTGGTGGCGGCGCCAGCCCTGGACGCCGTCGAGGACGCCGGTGATGGTGCGGGCGTCGACGTCGGCCCACAGCTCCAGCAGGCCGGCGCCCAGCAGGTATCCTTCGTCGACCTCGTCCGGGGCGGCGCTGGTGCGGCGGGCCAGGTAGTCGATGAAGCTGTTCACGTCGAGGACCGTCGCGGACGCCTCCACATGCTCCGGGACTGCGGCGTGGGTCACCGTCCAGTCGTGCTCGCGGTCCTGCTGGTAGCCGGGCGTCTCCATGATCTCGATGCCGCCGTCCGCCTGCCGGATGCCGTAGACGCCCTCCTCGAGGCGCCGCGGCAGAACCGCCTGCTGGGCGGTCGCCGTCAGCAGCGCGTAGCCGTTCTTGTCGCGGTTGTCCGCGTGAGCCGCGGCAAACGAGACGTCGGTGTTGTTCGGTTGGGTGGTCATTCGTTGTTGCTCGCTTCCTTCTTGGCCCGCGCCTGATCCAGCGACGGGAGTTCGGGTTGATTCGGATCTCGGCGGGTCGCGTTTCCGTCCCGGCCGATGAAGAAGCTCGTGGTCGGCCGGTTGTACTCGGGCAGCTTGAGCCGCACCTCGTCCTTGACCTGGATCCGGCCGTCGAACGACACGTGCAGTTGCAGGCCCAGTGACCCGCCTTTGCCCGTGTCCTGCACACGCTGAAGCAGGTCCCACAGGCCCTCGCTCAGCTCTTTGTTGGTCGTCCCCTCACCGAGTTCTCGCAAGAACTCCCAGAACGGCCGGGGACTCACGTCCTCGACGACCTCTCCGGTCTTGGGGTCGATGAACCGCCGATCAGTCATCGGCATCTCCCTCCTTGTTGGAAGCACATCGGGCGTCCGTCATGACGCCTCCAGGTCGAACAGCGACGGCATCGACTGCTGCCGCTCCTGGGCCTCGCAGTACTGGACGCCGTCGGCCCAATAGCCGGGATTCAGCTCGACTCCGCGGCCCCGGCGTCCGGCGCGCATGGCCCGCACCGGCACCGTCATCAGGCCGCCGAACGGGTCGTAGATCAGGTCACCCGGGTTCGACCAGCGCTCGATCGCGCGATCGACGATGTCGAACTGCAACGGGCACACGTGCATCTGCAGCTGCCGGCGCGACTGCTCCGAGTTGAGCGTCAACATGCGGTTCACGTCGTGCCACACCTCCGGATGCCACGACCCGGGAGCGAGTGACATGAACGATGAGGGGAGGCGTCCACGTTGCTGGAGGGCTTCGCCGATCGCGATGTGGGTCTCGTAGTCGTAGACGCGGCGCAGAGTGTCCTCGGTGAACAGCCGGGCGAGTTGGTCGTGGGGAAGGTCGGCGAGTTCGTCGGGGGTGAGGGGCCGGTTACCGGAGGAGCGCCAGAAGGCGTGGGCGTCGACCTGCCAGCGGGCCAACGAGTAGTCGGTCTTCGCGCGGGTGACAGGGGTGTCGGCGTAGCCGCGGGATCGGTCCGACTGGGGCTTGTGGAAGATCAGCAGGTACTCGGGGCTGCCGGCGCCCATCTTGGTGCCGTCCTTGCACATCTCGGTGTAGCCCAACCTGTAGGTCTGGTTGTTCTCGCGGACGACATCGGTGACGATCGTCACCATTCCCAGGTAGTCGAAGCCGTGGCGGCGGGCGTGGAAGATCGCCTCGGCGTGGAACGGGGACACCATGGGGACGCCGGCGCCAGTCACGTTGCCGAACTGAACCTCGATCCGCCGACGCTGTAGGGCGGGTCGGATGGCGAATGCTCCTGCGACAAGCAA